GGTTATTTTCATCATCTACAATTTCCTGAGATTCAACGAAGTAATCAGGATTCTGTTTTGTAAATTCTGCAAGTTTTTCGTTAGAGTCAATCAAGAAAATCTTATCAACAGAGTATGTCTGGCGTATCCAAGAACATGCAATATGAGCATCAGTCTGTAGACCATTCATCATTGAATTCTTAGGAGAAGTCAATCGATTTTGAGCAGCTTCCTTCATAATTACAGTAGAACCCAAAGTGTTTTCAGCTGCAGAACCAGCAACAATGTTATTGATACCAGTATTCTCTTCAATAGAAGTTTTCTGCTGCTGTCCGAATGCAACGCCTTGTGCTACGTTTCCAGAAGTCTTAACGACATCGATAGTTGTACCAGGATTCTTTGGATTGATAATATTTGGAGAACGCTTATAGGTAGCAGTTCCATTTTGAACCTGTGGTCCAAAAAGAAGAGGAAAAATTTCTGCTTCAACCTGCTGTGCATTTAGAGAGTTTATGTATGTAAAAAGTGCTGTATTTCCACGCATCATTTCGTAGAGACCAACACCATATGGGTCTAAGATGTTCTTTGCGAAACATCGAACAACAACAACAGAACCGAATGAATCATCGTTTGGAAGTTCACCATCATACATAACGAACTTTCCACATGCAACAATGTAACGGTTCAAAAGAACGTTTTCATAATATGTAATTGTAACAGAGTGACGAGCCTTCTCTTGGTCCTCATCTTTCGCTTCCTCGGAAGTAGTACAGTATTCGAGTTTTCTACGATTCTTAGGGTCAGAAGCTGCAGGGAACTTTGCAAAAAATTCCGTCTTGAGCATATCTTTTTCATAAAGAACCTCAAACTGAGACCAGTAATCTCCCATATTCTGTCCAATACCAAGCCATGTACGCTTTGGGTCCATAGGCTCTCGGTATATATCATCAAATAGAATTTTATCTACACCCTTTCTTTTTACAGAAACACGGCGAGGATATACACGCCACGCTGCCCATCCATATGTAAATAACTGCTGGTAAGTAAGAAATAAACAGTTTGCTCCATTTCCTCCTTTTAAATACCAAGAACGCTTCCATAGTTCATGAATAGCCTTTCCAAAAACTTTATCATCAGCAATTACTTCAGCATCTGGAAGTTTTCCCGCGAGCACACTTGTCGCAATCATTATTTTTGAGAACGCAATAGGCTCCTGAGAAACAGGAACGCCGGACCTATTCTGGTCACGGTCGGTAATCTTTTGTGGGTAGACATTTATATCATACGCACCACTTGCCATTTTATTATAAAAAACCATTGAACCCCATCCTGATTTCTCATAAACCTTTTGTCCATAAGAAACAGTGGTATTAATTATGTTTTGGTCAATTTCAGCAGCAAGAGTATCAAATCGCTGTCGGTACTGCGATTGTTTTATAACTTTTTTCTTTTCAGTTAAAAAGTTCCATGTTAGTTTGTCTTTGTCGACAGCTTTCGCACCTTTTCCAGGACTTGTTCCGTCATCCATTGTGAGTTTACTATTAGTATCGAGTTGTGCATCATCCATACTGTATATTGTAATTCTTTAATTTTTTAAATGCAAGTATTTTCTACTGATATGTACTCAAAAACGCAAAACTACCCGAAAGGGTAGTTGGTCGTATGCGGTCTATGAGATGAGTGAAAGTATATTATATCGTTTGAAAATTTCTTTTTGCATCGCAATTATTTTGTTGAGTCCTAACCAAGAACTTGTATGCCGATGAGATAGACACATCACAGCCATTGCATTAAGTATAACAAAATAATAAAATTAAAGTAAACAAAACCATACACACATGGGATATGAAAAAAATGGCGACAAGCAAATTACTCGCCACCACAGAAAAAATCGTGCAAATCGTGGCACTGATGATGAGAGCAACATCTCACTCGTACCAAGAAAGAAGCATGAAAGTTTCCACACTCTTTTTGGCAATATGAACACAAGCCAGATTGCCGAGGAATTAAATAAAGTATGGGTTGACCCAATGTACGAACTTGTTGTCGTCAAGCGTGGTGCTTGATAGAAACAAAAAATCCCCCTCACTACGAAAGTGAAAGGGGATTTTCTATAGATACAAACAAACCACAACCGAAGTCGTGGCTTATTTGCTTTTTAGTTAGTACCACCTTTCGGTGATAGTTTTAGTATAGCAAACTATGCTTTTGTATTCAACCACTTTGATACTTCACCGAGACCCAGACCAATTACTGTAGTAAGTGTTGAGTCGAGTTCAAGAACATTCAAGTTTTCAAGTAGTACCTGAACAAAGAAAGCAATAGCCATCATACCAGAACGCCACACGAGAGACATAAAACGCTTTTTAAATTGTGGGTTTATTTTCATATTACATTGAATTAATTACTTTTTGTAATTCATCGACCAATTTCTGTGCTTTTTCTTTTTTTGAAGTGTCTGTTTTAGGCACAGTATTATTTTTTATCATAGAAACAAACAAGTCAAGGATATTCTTATTCGGAGACGGACAATTTGGTTTTGTCAGTTTTACCTCAGAGTGTCCGATAATGTGTTCTCTGTCGATAGGTATATTCCATCGTGTTGCTATCTCTTTGACTAACTTCGCAGATGCGTCTATTTGAGCCTGTGGTGCTTGTGAGAGGTCTTTTCCCTCGTGTTCGATAGAGATAGTATATTTGTTCGGATTTATGCCTGTACGGGCTTTTACGAGTGATGAAGTAGGGTTTACAACTTGACCATTCGCCCATGCGGTATCTTTCTCATCTACAAATTGTACAACTTGACCTTTGAGTGAAATCAAATAGTGAGATGATACTTTTGAAGTAGGATCAGCAAACCAGTTGATACACGAAACGAAAGAACCTGTTGAAATATGAAGTACGATAGTATCGGGTATCATTCCATCTCTGCCCACTGTAAAATGTTTTGTTGGTTGCATATTATGCTAATTTTTTACGCTTATAAGGTTTGTTTTTATCTTGATACTTTGGCGTTACTTTTGGTGTACGAGAGAGGATTTTCATGTCTCTACTCATTATCAACTTTTTTGTTACTTTCATATATTATTTTAAGTCATATTTATCTTCTAATGTTTCGACCACTTGATCAACTACGTGATTTTTTTGGTTACCGATTGCTTCTTCGATTTGTTGCTTATTGAGTGTTTTGAAATAGAGCGAGAATACAAAACCTGCAACACCTATTACTGAAATACCACCGATTGCAAGCCATATTTTACTCCCTTGCCATTTTTGCTCTCTATCAACTTCATCAAGTCTCTTATCAACACCATCAAGTCGTTTACTAAACACAATCATTTCGTTTGTGTGTGTTAGCATAACCCCATCTATCTTTTCATGGAGTGAGTCAAATTTCTCATTAAGAAACTCTTTAAAATATGTTGGTAGTTGCTCTGGCATTGTTTTTACTCAACAACTTCTAATGCAATTGCTTCAGCTTTTCTTTCTTCCCACATTGCTTTTGTCTCTGCAATAGATGCTTCTTGTTGTGCAAGAAATTCAAGTTCTTGGTTTATTTTTATAAGACTAAATACTTCTTCTTTTGAAGTGGTCGTTGTAACCTTGATTTCTGTGTCGCTATATTTTGTGATTTCTTCGTTCATATATGTATCTTGTTAATTATTAAATAATTTGGTACGTAAATGTAAATGAAATAATAGAACTTTCTCCTCGTGTATCGAAGAAATCAAGCTCTGCTCTTTTATTCGATATATCTGCGTGAATTGAACCAGTATCGGCGGCTGTTGAATTTCCTTGTGTAGAACCAACTCCACCACATTCAGTAGAATTTGAAAAGTCTGAAGAGATAGGTAGTGAAATACCAAGAAGTGTTTGTGCGTTTGCCCCACTAACTGTAACCTCAACTTCACCTGATACCGTTACTGCGTTTCCTACTCTGATATATGTACACACATACGCTGTACTTGATGCTACGTTCGCAACACCTGTGAGTGTTGGAGTATATGTACCTGAATAGTTTTCTGACATCTGTTTCCACTGCGAAGATGTCGTATCATAGAAGAATGGAGTGTCTATAGTGGTGTCATATACCATGAGACCCTCGGCTGGACTTGCGATACCATTTTTCTGTGTGGTAGTCATGCGAGGTGCGAGGAATCCTTGTGTTGTTGAATATGCCTCAAGTACCGCTGATGGTGCAGCACCAGCAGCACTATAATATTTACTTGGATCATTTAAGAAACTTGCAATAAGAACACCTCCACCAGAATAATAATCACTCTGAATGATACCAGCAGAATACAAGAGTAATCCTGAACCTCTGAATTTAGTACCATACCCCGCAATATCAAATGAGCCTGCGTTTGTCGTCATGTAGCCCCACTTTGCGAGAACACCCTCGGAATTATTTATATCATCACGTATTTCGAGCATCATATCTCCCGTACTGTCTTCTACACGAAAGAGGTACTCATATTGGGTTTGTCCTTTGATGTGAAGAAGGGCGGTAGGTGTTGGTTGTCTGACACCTATTCTTTTGTCTGTTGTGAGGTAAAGACTATCAGTTGCACCATTGATACCAAATGCGAGGGCTGTAACTGAAGAAGCACTCGACATTCCACCGAGGTTTGTACTTGCTGATAGAACGAAACCTCCATTTGAACCGTTGTAAAGTGTTACAAGGTCACCTGAACCACGAATATCAAGTGCTGTTTGTGGCGAAGTTGTATTAAGACCAAAACGATTGTTTATATTGTCGTAAAAGAGTTTTGAATTATCTTGTGCAAGTATACCACCTACACCTGCAAAAAGGATAGAACCTTCTGTAGCACCTGTGATCGTGTCGCCGATTGAAACACCACTAATTATGGTTCCGTTTTCCCAGATATTTGTAGTTGAATTATATTTTAATACTTGGTTGTTTGTTGGTGCATCTATTGAAACATCATTCATTTGGAATAGATTTCTCCAACCACCACCATTTGGATTTTTACCACTAAATTGTGGAAGATTTTTTATGTGAGATGCGTCAATTTTATATTCGTTTTCTTCTGGTAATGAGTTTATACCTTTGATAATTTCTTCACCTTTTTTTTCTAAATCTATTTCTTCTGGTAATTGTATTTTCTTTATTACTTCTGCAATGATGGCTTCTTCATCAGCGTCTTTACCGTCTTCACCATCTTTTATTTCAATAGCCTGCAATTCTGTGATTAGATCTCGAGCCTTTTTAAGTTTTTTATCAAACTTCTTTTCTAGTTTAGAAACCTCTGCTGTAAAAGTATCAGATATTTTCTGTTCTTTATCTCCGATATTTTCTAAGGTTTTATTGTACTCTGTTTTGATTTTATCCATCAAATCAATACACATCTGTTTGTTGTCTTCTGTGAGTTGTACATTCTCTTTACGGAAGGAAGCCATAATAGCCATAATACCTGTGAGTACCTGTTCTATTTCCGCAGAAGTAATAACATTATCAGTGTTAAATATCTTAGCGAGTTTCTTTAATTGTTCAAGGTTATTTTCCATTGTATTGCTTTTTGTTTATAATGTGGTATTGTTTGGGTATGATTATATTATCAATTTTAGGTGGTATGTTAGGTTGGATTTTAACTGACTTATACATTAAATCTTTAGAATAATTACTTTAATAAACTAGCTCCAATACCTGTTAATACTCCAGTCCCAGCTACTCCTCCAATAATCTTTGTCCTTGTTGGATGTTTCTTTAACCATAACTGAATCGCATTTTGTCCTTTCTCTTTAATTGCTTTTTGATTGGTAATATCTTTCAGTTTAAATAATTCTGACATATCTTTCATGTATCCTTTATATGTAGTATCTGGTGTTCTGTCTGCTATAAAATCTTGAACAGCATTTCTAAATTCTTTTTTGATTTCTTTTTGTAGCGTTGGGCTACCTGAAAAAGCTCCTTCAATTTGTCTATCAAATTGTTTTCTAGTTTGCCAAAGAGTTTCCATATCGTTTTTCTTTAGTCCTTTTATGAAGTTATCTATTGTAGACTTTTTAAGTTTTACTAGTCTTGCTTCATCTACAGTTAAATCATCTATGTCATCTAATCTTTTCGCTATGGCATTTTTTAGTTCTCCTTTATTAAATATACCATTGTTCTTTTTAAGAAATGTTCCGACTTCTTTATCTTTTTTAGCAATTTCATCTATGATATTCTGTGTATTTTTTACAGGGTCTTTGGTAAATATATTTTTATATTTTTGAGCGACTGCTTTTTCGTTTTCAGATAGAATATATTTTGATGGTTGATTTGATGTCTTCGGTGTAATTTTCCCAGCGTTTAATAATTTTTCATATTCTGTTGGTGTTAAATCTTTTGTGTCTGGCGTGATAGCTTTTAAATACTCATTCTGTTTTGCAAGTTTATTTGCTTTGACTCCGCCTGAAACTGCCCCGACTGTTCCACCAAGAATACCACCAGTTACGCCACCCATAACTGCACCTTTTACACCTTCTGATACAATCTCGCTACCTGATAGGTTATCTTGTAAGCCTTGTGATACGCCTGTACTTGCTCCAAGTGCTGTACCTGTCAAAGCTCCTGTTTTAGCACCTTGTACGAGTCCTCTAACAACGCCTGTGGCTTGTGTAGCCTTTCCTGTGATAGCACCTGCTACCTTAGCCCCACCTGCTGTTGTAGCAAGTTGTAGAGCGTCACCGATTACTTCTTTATCAGTAAGTCCTTCTTGGTTAAGTAGCTTTTCTGCTCCTTGTCCTGTCATTTGTATATCTTCGCCTATCATACCAAGTGCTGTTTCAAGTCGTGATGTATCTTCGCCTAGGGCTTTTTTGTCTTTTATTCGTGTTAGTAATTGGCTTTGAATATCAAATTGTTGATTCTGTGTTTCTTCTATTTGTTTTGCAATTTTAGGTTGAGCAATAGCCTGTCCTAGTCCTTGTGCAAGTTCTTTTCCACCAGTAAAATCAAGTATTTTTTCTGCTGTTGTTTTTTTAACTTCACCTTTTTGTGTTGTTTGTCCACTAGCAATAGCATCAAGTTCAGCAAATCTACTGTTCAAATCAACAGGTTGCTTATTTACAGGTACATATCCTTGTACTTTGTATTTTGCCAATATTTGCTGTGCGAGTTGTTGTTTATCCATATATTTAATCTGCGTTTAGTGCTTCTAATATCTCTCTATCACTTAAACCACCCTCGTAC